TTCAACGGCGAAAGAGTCGTCATACTGGCGGTTAACGGTGCGCGTCAGGACAAGGTTGTTTTCTAATATTTCCAAAGCCTTGCGGGTAATCATGTCGATTGTAAGAATCGAGTTACTCATCTCGTAGTCCTTTCAAGAAGCTAAGAAGACTGGTGAGGGCAAACGCCGCCGTTTTTATGTTTGCCTATCTGACAGTTCATACAAAGAACTTGATACCCCGTAGGAAAACCATTTTTTCTGAGCCATCCGTAAAAAGCTGTTCCGCTTCCTGCGTAAAGCCCTGATTTTCTTTCCTTGGCACCATCGTTATCTATGTGATCTATAGATAGAAACATAGGCTCAGTCTCTCCGCAACAAGAACATTTATAGCCGCCATAAGCTGCAAATACTTGTTCTTTACACCGAGCGTTAAGTCGATTGGTTTTGTCCCGTTCCGCTTGCCGTATTGCGGCGACTTCTTCAGGACTTCCATTCGCTAACTTTCGGTTGCGCCATTCGCGGGCATGTTCGCGGGATTTCTCCCGGTTATTTTCCCGCCAATCGCGCATACGCAGATTGACTTTTTCCCGGTTTCGCTCGCGGTATCGCGCCGCCGCTTCTCTGTTACGTTGCCGCTTCAGATCATCAGCAGTTTGATTTTCACTCTCCATTTCTACCTCCATTTTCGAGTAATCATACCCGACAATGGCGGCTTAGTCTATCGTCTGTTTTGCGCTTCCCACTTCTTGATCTGACGCTGACGTTCCGCTTCAATCCATTCCGACGTTGACATTGACTTAGTGGCCCGAGGGTCAGTCGTATCGTATCGGGGTCCAGAATTTGACCGGGTAGCCGTGACAGGAGCAAGAGGTGCGGGCGCGGTTGAGGTTTTCTTAACCGGCGGATTCGAAGTCAGATTGACCTCGATTTTTCCGATCTCTTTTGCCTGCAAGACTGGCGACAGACGGGAGATCCGGCTGGCTTCTTTTGGGTTGGAACCGAGGTAATAGATTACTTCGGGGCCAATATCAGAAGCCTGAATAGCCTGGGCCATAACGTCCGTGACTGGTAGATTCGGGTTATACGCGACTTGTTCAAAGTCCTCGTATCGGTCCCTAGCCTCTTCTTCACGGTCCTTATAGGACTCCAAAAGAGCCGCTTGTTGCTGTGCGGCCTCGCGCTGGGCTAGAAGCTCCCGAGCTTTCTGCTCTGCTAACGCTTCCGCGTATTGCTGGGCAGACTCGAAATCATCCGGCGCAGGTGGAGGTGCCGCAGGCTGTCTAGCCTGTTGCTCCGCAAGCCGCTGGGCCTGCTCTCTTTCCCATTTGCGCTGTTCTCTTGCAAGGCGCTTGCTTACAATCGCGTCCAGCTCTTCTTGAGAGAACGATTTTGTAGGCTGCTGTTCCTCCGGCGTCGTATCAACAGATTCCGGTGCTGCCGTAGCTTCCGGTTCCGGCGCGGGGCTGATTTCCGCTACAGCCTGTTCTTCGTCGCTCACGCGGCTCTCCTTAACCTAGCTATCCGGCTAGTCGGTAAGTCTACATTAGACGCTCAAACTATTGGCGTCAATGAACATTTGATCTACTTGCGCGTCCGTCAAGCCAAGCTCTATGGCGAGGACGTTAATCGCGCGAGAGTTCCGGTCGGCGAAGTTGCCGTATTCCCAGACGTTTTTAAGCGCAACATCGCTTGTCTCATTTATGAGTGTCTGAGCCTGATCGAACAGCCCGTCGTTCTGCAACACTGTGCGAACGGCCCACATAGGAACTTGAAACGGGATGGGCGCCGGAGGCGGTGCTGGCGGAGCATGAAACGCGCCGTCGTAAGTCCAGCCTGGCGTTACGTTCAGATCACTAGGAATCTCTATCCATTGCAACGCAGGCGCTACAGGAAAAGTAGTATCTTCGACCTGTATGACTTGTTCGTTAAAGACAAGAGCAAACATTAATAATACTCCCAAACAATGACTATGCCTTGAGAGCCATTGCCGCCCGCTGCGTCATCAGTCGAAGTTTTAGAGCACGCGCCGCTTCCACCAGCGCCATATCCTGTAGCATTTGCGCCAGCCGTCGTCGTATTGCTGGACGGGTTAACGCCGCGTGCGCCAGACCCATAAGGACTAAGCGATCCGCCATTTCCTGATACTGGATCGGTTGCCCAATTACCTATAAAACCTGGGCTTCCGCCACCGTTAATATCGCCGTCTGCGCCTGCTCCTGCGGTACCGCCAGAAGCGATAACGATAGCTGTCGATGCTTGCCGGCCTTGTCCGCCGCCGCCGCCGGTCGCCGACGCATAAGCGCCGAAAGATGATGTTCCGCCCGTGCTTCCGTTATTAGCGCCTGCTGTGCCGCCAGCGCCGCCCGTACCAACAGTAACCGTAACAGTAGAAACAGCCGTTACATCGACGCGCTTGCGTGAATACCCGCCACCTCCACCACCACCGGCGGCTGCGTAATTACTCGCGCCTTGGCCATCGACCCCTCCGCCGCCGCCGCCGGCGGCAATAACTTCGACAATAACTGTGCGACAACCAGATGGTTTAGTCCAAGTTGAAGATCCGGTAGTGGTGAAAATTTGCGTTGTAGGTGTTTTATTTCCGTTGAACGTAGTGTTGGAAATTTCGACGCCGGCGGCTGGCGTAAGCCACGCCACGGCATTCGCGCTATCATCCCAGAACATGAGACGATCAGCGTTTGGATCGGTAAGATTTGAGCCTGTGCCGCCATTAGCGATAGGCAGAACACCCGTAACGCCGGTAGTTAACGGAAGACCAGTTGCGTTCGTCAAAGTAGCCGCAGACGGAGTGCCGAGGTTAGGCGTCGTAAGCGTCGGGCTAGTAGCCAGAACAACGTCGCCAGATCCAGTGACAGTCTTTTCACCAAGCGTGCCAGCGTTATCGTAAAGAATGCGGCCCGACGTGCCGCCAGAGATAGCCGTAGAGCCAACCGTAAGACCAGTAGCCGGCGGCGTAACCCAAGATGTGTTTCCGCTGCCGTCCGTCTGAAGCAAATAACCATTCGTGCCGGCGCTTGTCGGCAGCGTCATAGACCATGCGGCGCTATTATTGCCAGACTGAACAGTGACAAGATTCGCCGAAGACGCATTAGCTAGTTTTAGCGCGCCCGTTGAAGTAGACGCGACGCCGATAGTTACAGCGTCTGTGGTCTTGTCATAGGTAAAGCCAGTGTCGCCGCCAAACGACCCAGAATCATTAAACTGGACCTGTGTATTAGAGCCGCCAGGCGAACCGCCACCCCCGCCGCCACCGGCGGCCCAAGTGGTGTTACCAAGACCATCGGTTTGCAGATAATACCCGTTGGTGCCCGCCGAAGTAGGCAGCTTCATCGTCCAAGTGCCGGCAGCGTCAGCCACAGACAGTGTTACGATGCCGGATGTCGTGCCAACAAATTTAGCCGAACCCGTCGCGGTAGCCGAAACGCCCAGCGTGATGTCGTCGTTGAAGGTAGGGCTGTTAGAAAATACAAGCGATCCGGTGCCCGTCTCGTCGCTGATAACACCCGCCAACTGAGCTGAAGTGGTCGAAGCAAACTGGGCGAGCGTGCCGCCCGTATAAGCTATCGTGCCGCCAGTTCCATAATTAACCGTGCTGCTATCGGTGCCGACAAACGTGACGCTGTTATCAGTCGCCAAAGTCTTGCCGTTAGCAACCGTCAACGTGCCGGTCGTCGTTGAAACGGTCAGGCCGTTATACTTGCCGCCGGTGATGTCGCCGGTCGTATCGGCAATCGTCACAGCCGAATTTTGCGCAAGTTTGCCGGTTGTCCCATCAAAACGAACAATAGCGTTATCCGTTGAAGACGCGGGGCCAATAATAGCGTCGGCTACGCTAACAGAAGTCCAGCTACCATCGCCACGCAAATAGGTAGCCGCCGATGGCGTTCCCGTGGCGCTGATTCCGCCTACCGGCAATCCGGTCGCGTTCGTCAGCGTCGCAGCCGATGGCGTGCCGAGATTAGGTGTCACAAGCGTTGGCGATGTCGCCAACACGATGCTGCCAGAGCCGGTCGTCGTGTTACCGAGCGCCGTCACGGTGCCGCTGGTCGGGAACGTCAGACTGGTAGCAGCAGAGAACGTAAACGTCGTGGCGTAGCCGCCGACAGTCGCAAAAGTCGAACCGTCAGCCAGCGTGAACGTCGCAGCCGTCGCCGGCGCGGTGATCGTGACCTTATTTACAGACCCGTTTAGCTCTAAATTGCCGCTCTTATCGACAACAAAAGAGGCCGTAGTGGCCCCTGAAACCGTCAAATTGAGCAGTTTAGATGACGCATCTGACGATGTGTTGGTGACGGCAAGTTTAATGCCGTTCCATGTCGTCGTTACGTCGTTCCAGCTATCGGTAAGATTGTAAATAAAGGCCATTTAGATCACTCGAAAAAGACGGTGACTTTCGGACTAGAGCCGCCAAGGACGACATAAAGACCTTTATTCAAGCTAATACCTTCAGCCGTGAAGATATAGTTCCCCGGCGTCGCCGCCGTGAACTGCGCCAGAACAATTGGATCGGAGGTTGAAGCGGCCGGGGAATCATAGACCGCGACCGTAACGGACGTGCCGCTAGAAGCAAAAATGCCCTTCAGCTTGGCCAGACCGACCTTAAGCTGGGTAGATGCTTCGATTTCCTGATAATAAGCCATTTTTGCTCTCTTAGGCTAGGAACTTAAGTTTATACAGCGTGCTGAGATATAAGTCCACGATCCCGTCGATAATGTTCTGAATCGCGCTGTCGTCTTTATACTCTTTTCGAGCTTCTTCGATCTCTTTCAAAGAATCTTCAAGAAATTCAACGACATTGTTGG